CGCGAAAGCCTTCAAGGAACGGCTGCGCGGCGCCGGCGACGTGCGGCTGCGGATCAACAGCCCCGGCGGGGATGTGTTTGAGGGCATCGCCATCTATAACGATCTCGTGGCGCACCAGCGGACCGGTAAGGGCCGCGTGGAGGTGGAGATCGTGGCGCTGGCCGCCTCGGCCGCCTCGATCATTGCCATGGCCGGCGAGCGGATCAGCATGGCCAAAAATGCGTTTCTCATGATCCACAACGCCTGGGCGCTGACCATCGGTGATCGGCACACGCATGAAGCCATGAGCGGCGTGCTGGGCCAGATCGACCAAGCCCTGGCGCAAACCTATGCGGACCGGACCGGCCAGAAGCTGGCGCCGATCCAAACGATGATGGATGACGAGACCTGGCTGTCGGCCGAGCAGGCGGTCGAGGAAGGGTTCGCCGACGAGACACTCGACCCGGTGGAGGCCTCGGCCCAGTACGACCTGTCGGCCTTTGCCCATCCCCCCCCGACCCTCGCCGCCGCCAAAGAATGGATGGCGGACGAATCGTTGACCAAGCGTGATCTGGAGCGGGCCCTGCGGGAGGCCGGGTACTCGATCCAACAGGCCAAGGCGATCGCGGCAAAAGCCTTTGGCGCCACCGATCTGCGGGAGGTAGATCGTGTTCGTGCCGTAGAAGCGCAGTCCCAGGCGGTTCCACCGATGGTGCTGCGGGAACTCTCACCACTGCTCACAAGGAGCGTCGCATGACACTGGAAGAGATCGCGAAGCAACTCCGCGAGAAAATCGAGGAGTTCCAGGCGGCCAATAACACGCGCCTCAAGCTCATCGAAGACGGGATCCAAAACCCCACACTCGACAACAAAGTCACCGCGCTGAATCACGACATTACCCAGCTCAAAGAGCTGGGGGAGAAGAACGCCCGGATGATCGGCCGGTTGACGCAGGGCGGCGCTGGCGGAGACGACCAGCAGACCCGCCGGCACGCGGCGCGGTTCTTCTCGGCGGCGCTGGGCCGGCGGGTGCGGCCTGATGACAGCGCGCTCGATCTGGACGGCTACCGGGCCTACCGGCACGCCTTCGAAGAGATCGTGCGCGGGCGGCTGAACCTGGAGCATCTGTCCAGCGACATCCGCGCGGCGCTGCGCATCGGGTCGGACCCGGATGGCGGCTATCTCGTGCCGGAGGAAATCTCCAGCGAGATGGAGCGGCGGATTCACGACAGCTCGCCGATGCGCCAGCTCGCCCGCACCATCACGATCAGCGGGTCGGCGTGGGAAGCGCCCTACAAATCGTCCAAGGGCGTCTCGGGCGGCTGGGTGGGCGAGCAGCAGGCCCGTCCGGCCACCGGCACGGGCCAGGTCGGCATGCAGCGGATCCCGGTGCAGGAGCAGTATGCCTACCCGGAAGCGACCCAGTCGATCCTGGATGATGGCGCGATCCCGATTGAGTCGTTCCTGATCGACGACACGCAGGACGAAATGAGCCGGACGGAGAACCTCGCGTTCGTCTCGGGCAATGGCGTGCTCAAGCCCCGCGGCTTTCTGGATTACAGCGGGGCGGCCGTCACGACCGACGATGCCAGCCGGAGCTGGGGGGTCTTGCAATATATCCCCGTCGGCGCCGCCGGCGCGTTTCCGCTGGTCTCGGGCAGCACGGCGTCCGATCCGGACGCGCTGATCACCGCGATCAGCAAGCTCAACCCGGGTTACCGGCAGGGCGCCGTCTGGACGATGACGCGCGGCACCGAGGCCGCCATCCGGAAGCTCAAAGACGCCGACGGGCGGTATCTGATCGGGTTTGGCGACCTGCGCGATGGGGTGACGGGCTTTTCCCTGCTCGGCTTCCCGATCGTGAACTTTGAAGACATGCCGGCGATCGCGTCGAACAGCTACTCGATCGCGTTCGGCAACTTCCGGGGCTACCTGATCGTCGACCGGATCGGCTTCCGCGTCCTGCGCGACCCCTACACCAACAAACCCTACGTCGGCTTCTATATCACGAAGCGCCTGGGCGGGGACGTGCGGAATTTCGACGCGATCAAGCTGATCAAGTTCGCCGCGTCGTAAGGCCGGCGGGAGGGATGAGCGGGCGGGGCATGAGGGGCGCGGCGTGGAGCGAAGACGGTCCGGCTCCATGCCGCCCCCGGCCGTCCGCGGGATCGAGCGACGGCACACTCTCACGATGGAGGAGTAACCGATGTTGAGAACGCTGCATTCCAATCTGAAGGTGGTCCAGCACGTGGCGGCCGCAGTCAAAACCGCCACCGTCACGCCGAGCAACGGCGTGGACCTGCGGGGCTTCGACGCGGTCGAATTTCTGATCGCGATTGGCACCATCACGAACATCGCGCAATCGCCGACGCCGACCTGGAAATTTAAGCTCCAGGACTCGGCCGACGATGTCACCTTTGCCGACGTGACGGACAGCAAGGTGGTGCTGACCGGTTCGGCGAAAAGTCCCGTGGCCGCGCCGGATGGCTCCACCGGCATCTTTCTCACGGTGGATGCCGCGGCGGAGGACGACCAGGTCTACCGGGTCGGCTATATCGGAACCAAGCGCTACGTGCGCCTGGTGTCGACGGCGGCCAGCACCCCGGGCAACACGCCGCTGGCGGTGATCGCCGTGCTCGGTCTGCCGAATATCGCGCCGACGGCCGACTAAGGCGGGGGGGCTGAGCGATGCCGACGATCGTCGTGCGGCGGCGATTCCGCCATTGCGTGGCGGGGGCGATCTACCCGACGGAATTTCTTCCGTCGGAGGTCCCCCTCGACGTGGATGAGGAAACCGCGCGCATTGCGATCCGGGAGGGGTGGGCGATCCGAGGCCCCGACCCTTTGGTGGCACGGGGGCCGGCGGAGACCATCCCGCCTGGCCCCCCGTCCCCCGCGCCTGGCCCGGCGCCACGGTCGGCATCCTCGCGGCCGGCCCCAGCGCCACGGTCGAACAAGCCGACACCTGCCGGGCGGCCGGCGCGCGGCTGATCGTCGTCAATTGCTCGTATCGGCTGGCGCCGTGGGCCGATCTGCTCTACGCCTGCGATGCGGCCTGGTGGCAGCAGTACCGGCCGGAGTTTGCGGGGGTGATGGTGACGCAGGATGAGCGGGTGGTCTCGGGAGCGGATCGGATCCCCCGCGTGGTTCGGGTGCCGTCGGTCAATGAGAAAGGGCTGTCGTGGGATCCGGCACGGATTCATCAAGGGGCGAACGGGGGGTATCAGGCGTTGAATCTGGCCGTGCTGATGGGGGCGAGACGGGTGCTCTTGATGGGATACGACATGCGGGTCGTGGACGGCAAAAAACACTGGCACGGCGATCATCCAGTGAACCTGAACAATCCGGACGCCTCGCAACTGGCCACGTTCCGCGCGGCGTTTGCCACCACGGTGTCGGAGCTCGCCCGCGCCGGGGTGGAGGTCTTCAACTGCACGCCGGGATCGGCGTTGGACTGTTTTCCGCGCCGGGACGTGGCGGAGGCGCTGGCATGAGGGGGCCGATCGCGTACTGCACCATCCGGGATCAGCCGCACTACCGGCGCGAGGCGTTCGTGCAGGGGTTGCGCGCCGCCGGCTATCAGGTGGCCGGCGCGCTGGAGGGCGAGCCCGGCCCCGAGGACATCCTCGTGATCTGGAATCGCTACGGCGCCAATGCGGAATTGGCCAAACAATTTCCCGACGCTCAGGTGATCGTCTGCGAGAACGGCTATGTGGGCCAGGACGACCAGGGCCGCCAATACTATGCCATGGCCCTCGGCGGGCATAACGGGTCGGGCGCCTGGCCGTCGGGCGGCCCGGAGCGGTGGGACGCGCTGGGCCGAACAATGCAGCCCTGGCGCACGGAGGGGCGCCACATCCTGGTCTGCGGGCAGCGGGGCTATGGCTATGCCCCGATGGCCATGCCGGATGCCTGGCAGGACCAGGTGCTGGCCCGGATCCGGCAGTGTACTGACCGGCCGGTCTATTTCCGGCCCCATCCGGCGCTGCACCGAAGACTGCCACAGGTGGCCTATGACCGCGTGCTGGATTTTACCCGTCCACTGGCCGAGCACCTACAGGATGCCTGGGCGGTCGTGGTCTGGACGTCCAATGCGGCCACCGAGGCGCTGCTGGCCGGCGTGCCGGTCTTTTCCGATGGGCCGCATCTGGTCACCGAGGGCGCGGCCGAGCGGGGGCTTGAGCATCTTGAACGGCCGACCTATCCCGATCGTCGGCCCATTTTTGAGCGGCTGGCCTGGGCGCAATGGTCGGTGAGAGAGCTCGAGGCGGGCCGGCCGTTTCAGCACCTCTTGAATCGGCGACCGGCGGAGGTGAGCCGTCGCATGCCTGCGGAGGTCGCATGCTGATCACCATCTATCCGCCGCGGAAAGTGCGCGCCCGGCGAATCGCCGAGGCCTTTGCCGCCGGCTGCGGCGGCCGTGTGTGCGAGGGCGCCGCCGCGCTGGCCCCCGGGCTGCCGGTCTTCTATGGCGTCATGCCGTCGACGTTCCATCTCTGGGCGCAGGTGCGGCGCGAGCGGCGGCCGTTTGTCTGGATTGACAATGGCTACTGGCCGCATTGGCCCGTGCGCAAGGGCAGCTATGCCGTGACGCAGGACGCCTTTCAGTGGATCGGTGAGCCAACACCCCCGAATCCGGATCGTCTGGCGCGGATGGGGATCACGCTCGCGCCCTGGCGCCGTGGGGGCCGGTCGATCGTGATCGCGCTGCAAAGCGACTATTTTTTTACCACGCTGGCCGGCGTGAGCCGTCACGCCTGGCTGGAGGAAGTCCGGCAACGGCTGCGTGAGGCCACGGATCGGCCCATGATCATCTGGGAAAAGCCGACGGAGGAGCGTCCCCGGCCGACGCTGGCCGAGGTGCTGGCCGATTGCCATGCCCTGGTGACCCACAGCTCGAAGGCGGCGGTCGCTGCGCTCTGCGCCGGCGTGCCGGTCTTTGCCACGGCGCCCTGCGCGGCCGGCCCCATGAGCGGCGGAGAGTTGACCCGGATCGAGACGCCGCACTATCCGGAGGGGCGCGAGGCCTGGGCGGCAACCCTGGCCGCCAGGCAATGGACGTTGGAGGAGATGCGATCGGGCCAATGCTGGCGCGCGATGCAGGATCGAGAGGCGGTGGCGGCGTGATGGGTTATGGCGACGCCCTCATGATGACGGCTGAGGCCAGCGTCCTACACCGGCGCGCCGGGCTGCCCGTGGCCATTGGGGACGGCCGAGGCCCGCTACGGTGGAATGCGATCGATCTGGAGATCGGATTCAGAAACCCGATTTTTGCGTGGGAGCTGGATGGATCGCCCGTCGCCTGGCTGGCCAACTATAGCGGCCACCGGCCCTATCATGATCACGCCCGCATGCGCGAGGACTTTGCCCTGGCGAGGCCGGCCGAGCCGTTCAGCCTCTCGGTGCGGGATCCGCGACTGCCCTGGCGCTATTCGGCCTGGCGGGTGCGCGACGTTGGTCCTGGGCGCCTTGTCTTGACCGCTGAGGAAGTGGCGGCGGCGGTGGCGGCCCTGGTGCGCGCGGGCGTGCGCGGGCGCTTCGTGGTCATCGAGCCGACGGTGAAACCGGCCGCCACGCCCAATAAAGCCTGGGACATGAGCCGCTATCAGATTGTAGCCACCGCGCTGTCTGCGCGCATCCCACTGGTGCAGCTTGGGCGCCTTGCGCCCGAGCAGCAGTTGGATGGCGTCCGGCAGATTTCGACCGCCTCGTTTCGCGCCGCGTGTGCGGTGCTGACGCTGGCGGACGGGTACCTTGGCCCAGAGGGCGGGCTGCATCATGCGGCCGCCGCGCTGGGCGTGCCGGCCGTCGTGATCTTCGGCGGCTTCATCTCGCCCAGCACCACGGGCTATGCCGAGCACGTCAATCTGTTCACCGGCGGGGAACCCTGCGGCCAGCGCGTGGCCTGTGCGCATTGTGCGGAGGCGATGGCGCGGATCACGCCTGAGCAGGTGATCGCGGAGGCGGCCAGATGGATGTGACGACGGCTCCGGGCGCGGCGATTCCCGGCGGGCAACTGGTCGGCGGCGTCTGGCTGCCGGCCACGGAAGTGCATCTGCGGGAGATGATGCTCGACAACCCCAAGGCCCGCCTGCTCCGCGATGGCAAGGCCACCTATCAGATTCGGAAATTGGACGCCGTCATGCGCTACCTGCCGCTCGGCCGCCGCCGGGTGGCCGTGGACATCGGCGCGCACGTGGGGCTCTGGTCGATGTGGCTGGTCGAATTGTTTGCCCGCGTGGAGGCGTTTGAACCCGTGCCGCTGCACCGAGAACTCTTCCGCGCCAACGTGACCGGGGACTATCGCCTGCACGCCTGCGCGCTGGGCGAATCGGAGGGCCTGGTCGACCTGGAAGTGCCGGAGCAGACGACGGGCAATGCCCATATCGCCATTGGCCGGCGCCATCCGGGGACCAAGCACGTGGCCGATCCGGACCGGCAGACCGTGATCCGCGGCGTGCCGATATTCACGCTGGATCGCTTCGGGCTGGAGGCGGTGGACCTGGTCAAGATCGACGTGGAGGGCTATGAGCGGGCCGTCGTGCGCGGCGCCGGCGAGACGCTGCGGCGCTGTTCGCCGGTGGTGATCGTGGAGCAAAAGGGCAATGACGCCGCCTATGGCGACGCGCCGGACGCCGCCCTGGCGGATCTGGAGGCGCTCGGCTATGTGCGGCAGGCGTGCCTGTCGGGGGACTGGATTCTGCGCCGGCCCGATCATCTCCAGGCGGACACACGATGAGGCCCCTGCGGCTCTTCATCGGCTACGATCCGGCGGAAATTCTCGCCTATCATGTGCTGTGCCAGTCGATCCTGACGCGCACACGCGCGCCCATCTCCATCACCCCGTTGGCCCGGCGCCATCTGTCCCCCTGGTTTGACCGGCCGCGCGGGCGGTTGGAATCGACCGATTTTGCCATCACGCGGTTTCTGGTGCCCGCCCTGTGCGGCTATGACGGCCCCGCGCTCTTTTTGGACTGCGACATGCTCTGCCGGGCCGATCTGGTTGAGCTCTTCGCCTATCCCTTGGCCTACCCGGAGCAGGCCGTCTTCGTGGTCCAGCACGACTACGTGCCCGCCGCGTCGAGCAAAATGGCGGGATCGAGCGTCCCGCAGCCACAGACGGTGTACCGGCGCAAGAACTGGTCGTCGGTGATGCTCTTCAACACGGCCCGCTGCCGCGCCCTGACGCCGGACTATGTCCAGCGCGCGCCGGGGTTGGCGTTGCACCAATTCGCCTGGCTGCCGGATGCCGCCATCGGCGCACTCCCCACGGAGTGGAACTATCTGGTCGGCGAGGCGAATCAAGCGAGCGGCCCGCCGAAGCTCGTGCATTTTACCCAGGGCGGGCCCTGGCACCCCGACTATGCATCGGTCGACTATGCCGACGCCTGGCGGGCGGAACGGACGATCCTACTCGGCGAACACCATCACAACGGAGGCGCACATGAGACACGGACTGATCGGGGCCCTGCTGCTGGGGTTGTGCCTGGCCGTGAGTCTGCCAGCATCGGCCGCGGCGTTTGATTTCGGCGTGCCGGACGAATTTGGCCTGAAGGATTCGCAGATGTATTTCCGGTCGGCCGCGAAGGATTCCCAGGCCTATCTCGCCACCGGGGCCTACTATGGTCCCATCTTTGAGCTCCGGCACGAGGGCCGCTGGATGGCTGATTTTCTCGGCGTGGGTGGTTGGGGCAATGCCGAGCTGGAAGGACAATCGGCGGGCTCGCAGCTCTCCGCCTCGTTCGGCCTGGTGCTGGTGAATTTCTGGGGGTTGCAACTCGGCGTGGCCTATAACCCCGTGGCCCAAACGCTCAACGATGATTTTGCCGATCGAGTGCTGATCGGCGCCGGGCTCTCGCTGACGGGGCTGATCAACCAGGCGATCCGGCCGCCCGCCACCCCCGCAAACCCATAAGGAGAGCCGATGGCCACGTACAACAAATATCAGATCTTCGCCGAGGACATCCTCAAAAAAGTCCATGACCTGATCGGCGACGCGACCTCGCCACCGGTCTCGGCCGACGTGCTCAAGGTGGCGCTGACCAACACGGCGCCCAATGCCTCCACCCATGCGGTGCGCGCCGACATCACCGAGCTGGGCGCGGGCAACGGCTACACCAGCGGCGGCAAGGTCACGCAAAACGTCGGCACGCGCAGCGGCGGCACCGTCACGGTGACGGGCGTGAAGGTCGTGTTTACGGCCTCGGGCGGCACCATCGGGCCGTTTCAGTACGTGGTGCTCTATAACGACACGCCGACCTCACCGGTGGATCCGCTGATCGCCTGGTGGGATCGCGGCAGCGCGCTGACGTTGCAGGATGGGGAGACGTTCAGCGTGAAGTTTAACAATTCGGACACGACGGGCAACATCTTCACGCTCGCGTAAGGGAGGCGCAGGAGCGAGCCATGGAGACACGGATGGAGCCCGGCGATCATCGTCACCCCTGCTGCCGTGAGGAGGCCAATCTGGGCCCGGTGGTGCGGGAGACGGCCGACCTGCTCTACCGCCGCTGCACGGTCTGTGGCCGGCGGCATTTTGAGCTGACGGTCGATCCCGGCCAGCTCGGCCTGACCGGAGCCGGCGCATGAGCCGCGCCGGGGGTGTGGTGGGGCTGGTCTTGATGGTCCTGAGCTTGATGGCTGGCGGTCTGCCGGCGCCGGCGCGCGCGGCGTATCAGCCCCCCGCGGGCATCCCGGCGCCATCCTTTGGAATGGAGGAGGTGGCCGGGCCCGCCACGCGCACCACGCTGGCCACCACCCTGCCGGCGGGCACCATCGTCGAACTGCCGCCCGGCCCCGCCCCGTGCAGCACCTATACCGCGCAAGGCACCGCGTCGGCCCCGGTCGTGATTCGCGGGGCCGATCCGGCGAACCCGCCGCGCTTTACCTGCAACGTCATCTTCGCGGGGAGCTATCTGATCGTCGAGCGGATCGAGGTCACCGGCGCGGCGAAGGTGACGCTCGCCGGCGACCATCTTGCGCTGCGCCAGAGCCACGTCCACCATCACCCCGGTACTGGAGCCCATCTCTGGGCCTGCGGGACCGATCTCGTCATCTACCAGATCGAGCAGAGCCATAACGGGAATCCGGACGGCAGCAGCGGCGACCGGCATGGGATCGGCGCCTGCGGCGCCACCGACCGGCTCTGGGTGCTGGACAGTGAGATCCACCACAATTCCGGCGACGGTATTCAGTTTTGCCACAAATGCGCGGCCAACGGGGCGCCGAATGATGGGCCGGGGGCGGTCTACATCGGGCGCAACCGCATCCATGACGACCATGAGAACGCGCTGGACTTGAAGGAATTCCGCGGGCCGGTGATCGTCAGCGAAAACGAGCTCTACAACTACCAGGACACCAGCACCTCGAACGGCGAGCCGATCCGCGTCAACGACGAGGGGCTGCAGGGATCGATCTGGATCATCGAGAACGCGATTCACGCCGCCGAAGGCGCCTGCATCGCCAGCTACGGGAGCCAGGCACTGAAACACGGGACGCTCCACGCCTACGGCAATACGATGGCGAACTGTGGGGCGTATCCGCAAGACGCCACGCTCACCCCGCCCCCGACGCCGATCGTCGAGCCCGCGCCGCCACCGGCGATCTTCCTCAAGGTCCGCCTGTTGACGTTCGAGGTCACCGTCGCCTGGGAGACGGCCGAAGACACGCGCGGGCAGATCGCCTATGGCGACGGCCAGCTCACGCCGCTGGAAGCCTCCTACCGGCGGGCCCATGCGCGGACCATCGAGGGCTCGCCGGGCACCGGCCTGACCTATCGCCTGCGCGCCAAGGATCGGACGGGGCGCTGGTACGAGTCGGCCGACGTCACCCTCACGCTGCCGGGGCCATGATCGCGCGATGCGCCGATTCACTCTCCTCCTCATCCTGGCGGGCTGGCTGATGGCACTCGACTTTGCCCACGGGGCCATCCAGTGGAATGCGGCCGATGCGGCCACTACCACCTATACCGTCAGCGGCCTGAGCTTCCAGCCCAAAGCCTTGATGTTCGTGGTCTGCGGCCTGCAATCGGCCACGGATGCCGCCTCGTCGGCGGTCGATCGGATGCTCGGCTGCGGGTTTGCCACCTCCACGACGGACCGCCGCGCCATCGCCGGCTCCAACAACAGTGGGGATGGCACCTCGCGGGATCAGTCCGCCTACTCGAATGCCGCCTGCGTGATCTCGCACCACTACAACGAGGGCGCGATCACTGGCGCGCTGGACCTGGACGCGCTGCTCTCCGACGGCTTTCGCATGATCGTCGACGATGCCTGTACCGTGAGTTTGACGGTGTTCTGGTTTGCCTGGGGCGGCAGCGACCTCACCAACGCGGAGACGTTCGAAATCGCCGAGCCGGCCGCCGGCGGCAATGTGGAGGTAAACCTTGCCGGCGCGTTTCAGCCGGTCGTGGCCCTGCTGGCCGGGATTAAGTGTACGGGCACGGCACCGACGTTTGTAGGTACGGTGGACACCGGCTTCTTCTGGGGCTTCACCACGGGCTCGGCCAGCGCGCAGAACGTCGTCGCCTTGCTGAACTCGGATGACGCGGCCGGCACGATGGACACCGACGGCTATATCAAGTCCGGCGAGTGCATCGCGCAGATCCTCGAGGGGGGAGGTAGCCCGAATGCGCGGGCCTCCTTGGCCTCGTTTGATGCTGACGGCCTGACGGTCAACTTTGCCGAATCGACCACCAGCGGGAGAAAGACGATCGGCCTAGCGATCAAAGGGGGCCAGTGGCGCGCGGGGAGCTATACCATCGATGGCAGCACGCTCAACGCCACCGCCACCGTCTCAGGCCTGCCCGGCCAGCCGATTGGCGCACTGCATCTGGGCCGTGGCAGTGTGGAAGCGACGGCCGATACCGGCCAGACGGAGGGCCGCCTGGGGATTGGCGGCTGGTCGGGGTTGACGAGCCGGCGGGCCATGGCCGTCTGGGACGAAGACGGGACGGCCGCCGTCGAGAACAACACTGTGCTGGAGTATGACCAGATCCTTGCCATGCCGTCCAACGCGGGCGGCGTGGCCTCCGCATTTGATATTGACGCGATCAATACCGACGGCTTCCGCGTGATCACGGATGTGGCCGGCGGCGTGGCGTCGGAGTTCCACGGCTACTTGGCCTTTGCGAGTAATGCCGGCGCGACGGATTATCCCCTGGACGCGGCTCCCGGCAGTTATGCCGTCACCGGGGCCGTGGCGGGCCCCGTGGGGGCGATGCGGATCGACGCGCAACCGGGGGCCGTGGTGCTGACCGGCGTGACGGCGTCCCTGCTGGCCGACCGGCTCATCGAGGCCGCCACGGGCAGCTATGCGCTGACGGGCGCCGAGGCGAATCTGCTCGCGGACCGGCTGCTGGCGGCCCTGGCGGGTAGTTACGGGCTGACGGGCGCGGAGGCCGCACTGCTGGCCGATCGGCTGCTCTCGGGCGATCCTGGCGCCTATCTCGTCACCGGTCTTGAGGCCGACCTGGTCTGGTCTGGTGCGGGGGCTGGGGATTTTCCGCTGGAGGCCGCCCCGGGCAGCTATGCCCTGGCGGGCCTCTCGGCCGGCGCGTTGGCCGACCGGCTGCTGGCGGCGATTCCCGGCGTCTATCCGATCGCGGCGGGCGGGATGGATTACCGCGAACTGATCCTGCTGGATGGCCCGGTCGCCTACTGGCGGCTTGGCGAACTCACAGGCACAGCTATTGCTGATGAACTCGGCGTCTATCCTGGCACGTTGACCGGCGCACCGCTGCCAACGCTCGGCGCGGCAGGGCTACTTGTTGGTGACTCCAACAAGGCCATTCAATTCGCCGATGCCAATAACGGCGGCGGGGCGATGAACGTGGCGGTTGGCGTGGTGGGCGATCTGGCATTCGTCGGCGTCGCACCGTTCTGCGTTGAACTGTGGCTGAAGATCACAGCCTATCGAGGCCTTAATGTCGCCTATTTGCTCTGGAACGCCTGGGGCAGCACCGGATGGAATATCTACTCGGCTAACGGTAACGGGGCCATCACGTTCTGTCGGATCGTTGGTGGGGTCAGTGTCACGACGACGAGCGGCGCGTTGGCCCTCAACACGCTCTACCATGTCATCGCCACCTATGACGGGGCCACCCAACGCCTCTACGTCAACGCCGCGTTGGTCGATAGTGATGCCAACAGCGGCTCCATCGCGTCGGGGAGCACCGTACAGCCAAAGATCGGCGGCACGGGGCCACAGGTGGTGACCGGCGTGATGGACGAGGTGGCCATTTATGACTACGCGCTCTCGCCAGAACAGGTGGCCGCGCATCATTACGTCGGCACGCAGACGGGGATCGGCATCGACATCGGCCACCCGGCGCTCGTCGGGGCGCATGCGCTGAGTGGCGCGCCGGTGGGCGTCCCATCGCAC